GGCCTTTGCGTATTTTTTGCAATAATCAATATACTCCCGGGCGTTGGTTTCGTTGTTTGAGGAAAACCAAACATTGTAAAGGCCTAATATTCCGGCATCGCGCACATCCTCAAAAGCCTGAACAAATGTCAAACCAATACGCCGGCTCTTTTCGTAGATTTTAATCTGCGATTCGTCTTCGAGCCAGGCGACCTGGTAAGGCATAAACCCAAATTTTGAGTAGTCGATTTTCATATCGTTAAGTCAACACCAAAAGTTTGCTTGAAAATTTCGGCGGCATTTTTCTGCGATTTGGCAGCCGCTTCAGCATCGGCATCGGCGCCGGCATCGGCGGCAATGGCCTTTTCGTAATCGCGCATCCGTATCATCGATGCAGCAATTTTTGTGAAACTGTTGAGCAGGTGGTTTGAAGGCTCTTTGCCTTCGCCCAACTGCTCTTTAATTTTTTGTGCCAGCAGGGTGGCAATTTCGCGGGCATCGTCGTGCAGGCTCTCCTGGAACTCGCGGAACTTTTTGCGCTTTTCGTCCCAGCGCCCCTCTTTAGCCCACTCGCGCACAGTGCGTTCAGAAACGCCGATTTGCGCAGCAATAGCTTCGAAGGTCATTAAGTCTTCGACATACATGCGCTGCGCCGTTTCGCTGAGCAGAACCTTTTTCATGTCAGCGCAGTTTTCGTTCGAGCGCTGTGATGTCTTTGCCTATCTCCTCAATATCGCGTTTCAGTCGGGCGATGTTTAGCATGGCTAAGTTGGCCTTTTCAACGTTCATCTCGAAAAATTCAAGATAGGGAGAAAGTTCCTGGCGAACCTGTTCAACAAACATTTCGCCCTCCATTATTTTTGATTCACGGTCGCGCTTCAGCCCGTTAATCTTGCTTTCTAACAGAATTCTTTCGGTTTGTAGTGACATAATTTTCCATTATAAAAAGTAGTTTCTGAATCTGGATAGTAAGCTCACTTACAGACTTTTGCATGTCGCCCAGCGAAGCGTCTTTTTTCTCCACGGTTTCCCGCCATTTACCAATTTCAATCGTGTGGTTCTTCTCCGAGATAATCCACACATAGAGCACTGCGGCGGCTATCGGCACGCCATTCACAAGGTTCAATAAGGCCTCTTCCATAATTGTGTTAATTATTCACAAAGAAACCGCCGATCACCGGCATTTCTTTGTGACACTGTACATTAAATTATTAATGGTATGGCAGGCAACTTTGCGGCAACAACAACAAAAACAATTTAAACAGTTGCCTATGACCATCAGATTATTCACCAGCGGCACCCACAAAAGCATGAACGGAACGCTCAGTTTCAGCAACGAAGACGTTGACAGGATTTACGACGGTACCCAAAAAATCGACCTTCAGCAAATTCCATTTGTTTTGGGCCACCCGAAGAACAACCTGCCAATTGTGGGCTGGCTGAAAAAGACCGCGATTCAGAAATACACCGAAGGCGATAAGGTGAGCCTCGGTTTTAACCGCGAAAAGGCAGAGCTGAGCGACGAAAGCATGAACGTAATTCGCGACCTCAAGAGCAACAAAATAAGCGTGAGGCTCGAAAACGGCGCTATCCGTCACATAGGGCTTGTAACTAAAGCCGCCATTGAGGAAAACAATGCGCAGGATTTTTCGCAGGCCGATTTGACGGGTGTTTTCCATACCTCGGAGGACATCCTGGAAAAGCAGCAGAATGACTTTTCGAAATTTTTAAGTGAGTTAAAAACAATTTTTAAACCCAATTTTAATATGGCAGAAGAAAAGAAAGAAAACCAGCCGGCAGTTGACCTGAGCGCGCTGGTTGAACAGAACCGCAAGCTGGCCGAGCAGGTTACTACCCTCACCGGGTTGGTTACCGGTATGGTTGGAAAAACTAAGGCTACAGCCGATTTTATGGCCGAGGAGTACAAAAACATGACGGCAGTGCAGAAAGAAACTGCTGCTACGATTATGGCCGATCTTGGTGACGAAAAAGCAACTGCGCTGAAAATCCTGTTGAAAGAATTAGCCAAAGCACCGGTAGTTGTCCGCCAGGGCAGCGTGGTGAAAGACCTGGGAGCTCCGGGCGACGATGACAAGCTTCAAACCGTTGGTGACATTGTTCGTGAACAAATGAAAAACGCATAAGCATGAAATTAAGTCAAATTGCAGCAAGTACTGGCCTCACCGGGAAGGTGGTGCCGGTAATTCTTTCGAAGAGCGTTTTGTTGGCCAATTATGTTGAATTTTTCAAGAAGCCAGGCTCGGCCATCACCTACCGCAAAGCAGGTGCCAGCGACGATGTTGCGGCTAAAACCCGTGTACTTGGAACCGAATATACCGAAGCTAAATTTACGCCTCAGTATGATACTGTTGCCCGCAAATTTATCGGGGGTCAGGTTAAAATTGATGTTGCTCTCGAGAAGATGGGTTACGACCTGGCCAGTGAGTTTGAAAGCAACCTTATTCGCCACATGAAGGATTTTCCGGGCATTTTTCACAACATGTTGATTAACGGCGATCCGGATGTGGATGCGAAACAGTTTGCCGGGCTGAAAAAACTGGTTACTGTAACGCGCAAAGTAAAAGCCGGTGACAACGGCCTTGAACTCCTGCAGGGCAACGACAATGCAGCCAAGAAAGCACAGCAGATTTTTCTCGAAAAACTCGATGAAACAATAGCCATGTGCGAAGGCAACAACAAAGTGTTGTTGATGAATGCCCGCACACAGGCACGTTTGAATTCAATTGCCAGGGATTATCTGACCATTCAGAAAAATGAATTCGGCGTTCCGATTACGCTATACAACCAGGTTGCTATGATTAACCCGGGCGATTACCAAAGTGCCGTGGGAACCTACAACCCGATTATTGCTTTCGACGAAACTGTGGGAACTGCAGCTGATAAATGCGCAAGTGTTTACTGTGCCTCATTTGAGGAAGAAGACGGAATCACATTTGCCACCACCGAAGGCGGTTTCTGCGTGTACGACATCACGCGGGTTGACACCTGGTTGAAAGCAACCTATGAGTTGATTATTGACTCGGCGCTTATCCGTCCATCGGCACTATCGAAACTCGAAGGTTTATACCTGTAATGGCGGTAATTGACATTTTACGAAGATACTGTACTCGTTTTCCTGTTGAAACTGCTCCAGCCAGGCGACGCGAGCAACTTGCGCGCGTTGCCCTGGAAAGCGGGCTGAAGATTACAGATGCCGAATTAGACGAGCTGGCAGGCGAAAAAACAGCAGGCCAGTCAGAGGGCCGGAAACGGGCCAAAAAACAACGCCCTTCTCAAACGGGGGACAGTACCGGAAATAAAGACTTGAAAGCTTTTGAAAAGAGTTGAAAGGGTTTTGAAAGGGGTTTAGGGAAGCAGGAAGCCGGAAGACCGAAGTCGGAAGCAAAAAAGGAGAAAATAAAATGAAGTACATCACACAGGAACAGTTAGACGCATTTTTAAACGACCGAAGCCTGAAGGCACTGGCCGGTACAGGCGATGTGCTGAACGTAGAACTGTTAGCTGAAATTAATGTACTGGCTGCCGCCGAAGTTGACGGATACCTGCGCGGCATTTATACCCTACCGCTGACAGAACCGGTTGACGGAAGGCTGCTCACCATTTGCGGCGACCTGATGCGATACTACCTCTATAAACGAAGAGATGCTGCCAATATCCCTGACAAAATTCTGAAGCTGTACGAGCTCACACGCAAAGACCTGGACAAAATCCAGAAACGCGATATCGTGCTTGAGGTTACCGACTCCAGTACCGGAGAAACAGAACCGGCGGTAATTAACACCATCAGAGTGAACACACCCACACAAAAATTTGGCTCACATTTTACAGGATTTGACGGATTATGACAATTGTAAACGAACAATGGCAATTTATCCAGGATGTGGCTAAACTCATCGAGAAAGCTAAAAGCCTGGGGATAGTCCTTACCGGTGGCGAATTACACCGCACGCCGGAACAGCAGCAGATTTACCTGAAAACGGGTAAGTCTAAAACTGCCAACAGCCAGCATCTGAAACGGCTGGCCATCGATTTTAATTTCTTTATCAACGGACAGTTGACTTACGAAAAAAATAAAATGCAGGCGCTGGGTGATTTTTGGGAAAGCCTGAGCCCGGCCAACCGCTGGGGTGGCAATTTTAAAAGTTTCACCGATACGCCTCATTTCGAGAGATTTCTTTAACAATAAATTTTAACGATTATGAAGAACAAAATTTTTTCTTTGATTTTTGGGATGATAGTCATCCTTGTATCGATGGCAGTAACCTCTACGGTGAGGTACGAGCTTAAAAACGGCAATGAAATTTCGGAGGCAATTCCGATTACTGCCCGCGTGCAAACACTTCTTTATTCACCTGCCGAAGTGCAGGCGCCGGCAACACTTACTTATAAAACAGTAGCTGATGACGGTGATTGGGGTTTTGTGAAAGCAGGCAACCAGGTTGAAGTGGATGAGCAGACAGATATACCTCTTCCGGATACTGACCCAGGTTCCGGGTTAATGACATGGCAAAATATACTATCGCTGCTACTGACAGTTGTAAGTACATTTTTTGGTGTCTATTGGAACAAAGCATCCACCACACTACGGGCTATATCTGATGCGCTTGAGGATAAGCGCGTGACCACAGGCGAAATACAAAATATAGTTAATAGCTGGAAGGGTAAATAATATGCGACCCGTTGTTCGTTTTATTGGTTTAGTTGGTTTGATTTTGATTTTTGTTTCTTTAATCGGCTGCAGGTCACTGCAGCCGGTTATTGAACAAAGCAAAACCGACACAATCACAATCACCGAAATTCAGCGAGATACTACTTTGTTTGTTGTTCCTGATTCATCGATGGTACGCGCCTGGTTTGAATGTGACAGCCTTAACCAGGTTGTGATGACAAAACTGGAGCAACAAAGTGGCCGGAAGCTGCAACAAGTTGTGAAGTGGAAAAACAATACAATAGAAGTGGTGGCCAATATCGATTCGCAGGCTGTATATTTTGCCTGGCACGAAAAACACATCCGGGAACAGAGCATCACAGAAACTGTGGTTAAGGAACCGGTTAAAGAGCCTCCCTGGTGGAAGCAAACGAAGATGCCTGTAACGGTTGCCTTTTTGTTGTTCATTCTAATTCTTTTCAAACTGATTAAAAAGTGACGCCTGAAGAATTTGAAAACCTGTTGATAGCCGAGATTGAATCGCTTGAGATTCCGGTGAGGGCTTACCCGCAATACCCGAAGGAGTACTTCCCGGAGCATGACCCCGGTGAGGTTCTTGTAAGGTTTGAGGGCCGTAAACCGGTGGAGCGCGATTTAACCGGGCTGAAAATCACGGTTCAATACTTCGCTGAAATTATGGTTGTTTCGCGCCAGGTGAGAGAAACAGAAGGAGCTTACGACTGGCTTCAGCAAATCTACAACCTGTTAGAAGGCAAAACGCTTGAGAGTGTTTCCGGGATGATGACCGGCCAGCTTGAGATGAATGTGGAAAGCTTTATGGACGAAACAAACGGCACCTGGCAGTTTGGCCAGAAATGGAGCGTGAAAACAGTGGAATATCAAAACTACACCGACGACTATGAGCAACGTGACCTTGGGACTTAGCGATACGGTAGCTGCCATCAGGCAGTGTATCCGCATTATCCTGGAAACATCAAAAGGTGAAGTCCCTTTTCGTCCCAATTTCGGACTAAGTGCCGAGCGTCTTTTAGACGGCCAGGCTACCGATGTTGACATTTCTTACGCTGTTATCGACCAGCTATCGCGCTACGAAAAACGCATTAAAGTGAAAAAAGTTACTGTTGAGCCTGTTGCCACAGGACACAAAAGAGTGACAGTTTACTATACTATTTTGAAACTCGAAACAAATGATATATACACGATTGAATTATGAGTTATTTACACGGAATAGAAATTAAGGAAACGCCCAAGTCGGTAGTGCTGGCTGCGGGCGATACTGCTATAATCGGCCTTGTTGGTATTGCCCCGATTGGAGTTGTTAATACGCCAGTATTAGTAACTTCAATTACCCAGGGGCGAACTGCTTTTGGGCTGGATATTGGCGGTTTTACAATCCCTGCAGCGCTTGAGGTGATTTTCTCGAGAGTAAACGCAAAGGTGATTGTGATAAATGTACTTGAAAATGCCGATGCCACCGCACTGTTAACAGCAGGGGTTATGACCCTCAATGTTAACGGTTACTGGGCAACCGGAATTGGCAAAGCAGCGCTCCCGGAAACTGCTGAATACAGCGGCGAGATTATTGCCGGACTTGAACAGTTGCTTACCACTGAAGATTTGTTAGGCGTAAAGTCGAATGTAATTATTGCTCCCGGTTACAGCCAGTTGGCGGCAGTACTTGCAAAAATGGATGCAGTGGCTGTTAAACTCAACGGTTTTGCCGTTGTTGATGTGGCTGCCGATACTGTAGCCGCTGCGCTTACTGCACGTGCTTCGGGCGCCTATGCAGTATCGGGCGACGCCATAGTGCTTTGTTACCCGCGCGCTATCCGCTACAATGCTCACGAAGAGGAAAACCAGCCTTGTGCATTGTCGGCATTCTGGGCAGCAGCAAAGGCCAGTCGTGATGCTGAAATGGGTTACTGGATTTCGCCATCGAACAGCGAATTTACAAGCATTTTGGCCACAGAAGTGCCAATTCGCAGCTCACTTACCGATTCGGCTGCAGATACAAACCTGCTGAACGGGCAGGGTATTGTTACGCTGTTCAGGCGTGCCGGCAGCGGGTACCGCATCTGGGGCAATTGGACCGCCGCATTTCCTACCGAGCTCACACCCGATGTGATGATTGCGCCACATGCGGTGAAGATGATGATTCGCGAAGCATTGATTGATGCGTCAATCAATTACCTCGACGTGACAAACATCACCCGGATAGGCATCGATATGATTCTTGACACGGTGAATGCCTTTATCCGCAACCTGGTTGGAACCGGGGTGCTTAACAAAGGCAGCGAATGTACATTCGACCCGCTGAAGAATGTGGCTACAGAAGTGGCACAGGGCCACCTCACATTCACGCTTACTGAAGTGTTTGCGCCAAGCCTTGACAAACTGACGTTCGAAGAAGTTATTGACATTGAAGCATTAACCTTTTAATCTGAAATAATATGTTGAACAGTATTACAAATGCTAATGCTTACCGCGACGGCTTCACGCTGATTGGGAAGATTGAACAGCTCGACCTGCCAAGCATCAAGTTCAAAACTGAAGAGATTGCTGCGCTGGGGATGTTTTCATCTATTGAGATTCCGGTTGGACTTGAAAAGATGGAAGCCAAAATCAAGTGGAATGCCATTTACGACCGCGACTGGAAAGCCGCTTCGCCTGTTGCCAAATCGACCATTGTAGTGAAAAGTAACATGACCACACATGGCGCAGATGGCCGTACCGAACAGCTGCAGGTAACTGCAACCATTCGCGGTATCTACAAAGAACTGCCATCGGGCAACCTGAAATCGAATGCCAAATTCGACGGCGCAGAACACCTTCTCACGGTAAATTACTACAAACTCGAAGTTGCCGGTGCAAAGGTATATGAGGTCGATATATTTAACAATATCCTGAGTATTGGCGATACAGATATTCTTGAAAGTTTCAGAAGTAACCAGTAATGGCAAATCTTAACGAAACGACTGCTAATGAATATGCCTGGACGGATGGTGTCTATCAGTTAGAAATCACCGACCCGGTAAATGGAGGCGCTGATGGCATTGCAAACCGTCAGGCCTCCCAACTTTCTTTACGCACCCGTAACCTTCACAACAGGGCAGTAATTTCAGAGGCCAAAATTGCCGATGTACCGGCAGGCTCCACTGCAGTTGGTTTAGTCAGAGGCGGAGTGCCGTTGAGCTATGACACATTAATGAAGCTATACACCTGGGTAAACGAGCAGCTTCAGGCGCTTGGTGGTGGCGACCCGCTCACCGGGGCTGAAGTACGCGATTTACTCGTTGGGCTTCTTGGTGAAGAGCGTCTCGACGCGGCTGCAATAAAAAATCTGCCCACTGCAGGTGAGAGCATGACGGCTGTGCAAATCAGAGACGCGCTGTCAACACTTGTTGACACCAACAGGCTGGGCGCAGCGGCCATAAAAGACCTGATTATGCCGTACAACGCTGTGTCGTTTTCGAAAGTAACAATTAACAACGATGCAGGGTACCCAAGAAAGGGCGCATTTTTATATGGAACACACCTGCGTAGAGGTGGAACTTACCATATGTTTACGGCCTATTACAACTCTCTCAGCACGGCTGAAAGCCCGCTGATTTCGGTTGAATATATACTCGACCCGAATCTGAGGCTTGGAACCAATGCCACCAGCCGCTACCAGAAAAATCAGGCAATAGGTTCGGGCGCCAGCGTGAGCGGTGAAGGTGCGATGGCGCTTGGAAACGGAGCTGTAAGCACGGTGACTAACCAAATAGTTATTGGTTCGGCATCGGCCATTGTGAAGCTGGGCGACGGCGCTGTGGTAACCTCTGACCGGCGCGACAAAACAGCGATTGAAGACAATGAGCTCGGGCTCGATTTTTTGCGCAAAGTAAAAACCCGTAAGTGGCTTACCAACCCGCGTGAGCTATACCTGAAGCGCGACGGAACCGGCAACCTGCAACTGCAAAAGGGTGTCCCGGTAATCGACGAAGAAGCACATGCCGAGGGCAGGTTGAAAGGCAAACGGTGGCACCGGGGCGTGGTGAGCCAGGAGATTGAGGAATGCCTGGAAGAGGCAGGAATGACCGGCACTGACTTTTGTGCTGTAAAAGATACAACAGTGAATGAAAGCCGGCCACACCTTGAATTAAAAAGTATGGATTACCTTCAGTTTGTTGCGCCCTTAATTAAAGCCGTGCAGGAGCTGGATGCAGAAGTACGATTTTTAAAAACAAAATTAAACGAAATTACCAATGGCAGATAAAATTAACATGGTTCCAAAGCAGTCGGGCGAACAACTGATGGCTGCAGAATTCAACAATATTATTTCGAAAATTGACCTGGCAATAGACGAGGTTAATGAGACTACCTACAATGTAGGTGTGCAGAATAACGCAATTGCAGCGCTGGCGCTGCTTGCCGAAAATAAAAATGTTACTTACGAACAGTTGATGACGCTTATTGGCACAGGCCAGTTAATTCCCGGGAAAGCTTACCGGATTACTGATTTTGCCACAGTGCATTATTTAGTCGATGGCAACGCAAATATTATTCAAAACACCGGGGCAAACATCATTATTACCGGAACAACCGAGCCTTTAACGGTTCTGGCCACGAGCGTGAACACATTATCGGTGTTTGCATATTCAGCATTGTTTCCTGGTGACATTATTAAATATGATCCAAAGCCTGAAAACTGGCTGAATCAAACGGCATTTTCTGCTGATGGTTTGGCAATCATCCCCGGGTTTAAAGGGGTTATTTACCGCCGTGAAGATGACACAAAAAACATCCGATGTAATTTCGATTTCAGAAATGCAAAAGTGAGAATGTACAGCATTGCACAACCGCTGTGGGCTGCCGGAACCTACCTGGCAGGCGCTTTTGTAACGCACACCAATGTGATTTATGTTGCCCTGGCTGAAACATTAACTGAACCCATAGGTAATTCTGCTGTGTGGCGACCGCTGGTAAATATTGCGGACAATAAATACCTGAGTTTTTACCCCGATTTTCTGACATTGGACGATGAATATCAACTGCCTGTAAATGCGGTTGACTTTATTGATGCCGGCATATTTGAGGATGTGGCAACCAATAGTGCTGTAGTAATTGCTGAAGATAACATTGACTGGCGTCTCGTTCATATAAAGTCAGGCAGTGCAGTTATCAAAATCGGCAGTACTGCAAAAAATTGCATTGTTGGCCATGACTGTTCAGATATTGTAATTGGTGAGAGTAGTTCTGATATTACTGTTAATAATAACTCAACTAACGTCAGAGTTGGGGCATTATGTAATTTTATTTTTATCGGTAATTTTTCTGATGCTATCGAATTAAAATCGAACACAACATTAGTTGTTATTTTCGATGCTTCTGCTAATATTTCAGTCGCTCAGGATTGCAATAATATTTATATGAACACCAGCGGAAGCATAATTATCGGGCAATCCTCGATGGCTATCAACATTGGCTATAATTGTCAGGTTATCAACATTGGCTATAATTGTCAGGTTATCGATATTGGTAATACTTGTCAGAATTTGCGTTTTGCAAGTCTGTGTACGATGCTCATCATCCCGGCCAATGCCACGCAAAATGTATTTGAGGAGTTTGTTTCGAACATCGATTATACCGATATAGCTATCACCCAGGTGGGCATTCCAATGTATGTTCATCATCTTCGTAATCTTGCGGGGTCGGCCAGTCAATATTATATGAGTGATAATGCCGGAACTCCGACACTCGTGTATTTTTATAACATAATCAATACAATCAGCGACTAATGAAAGTAACAGTAAAAAAACAGGAAAACCCCCTGAAGTTTGAAAACATTGAAGCCCGCGAGGCTTTGGTAGGCGATATGCTTGCGGCGCAACGCATCAGCGGTGAAGGTGAAGGCCCGGCATTTAACGCGGCATTGATGAGCCAGATTTGCATTTTTGACGGGAAGCAACTCACTTTTGAAGACCTTCAGAAAATGCAGGCAAGCGATTTTTTATCGCTTCAGCTCGAATTGACGGACCAGGGTGCAATGGGGTCAAAAGAGCTGTTATTATTCTTAGCCGAGAAGCTGGGATTAGCGCCGAAACCAGTTTTAAATTCACCATCGGAGAGCTTACCGGATGGCTCGAAGAATTAAACCTGTATATCGAAGAAATTAATAACCGCAATCAGGCGTCATAGCGGCGCCTGATTTTGTTTTAAAAAATACAGATGGCAAACTCAATTTCGATAGATGTAATTTTTAATGCAATAAACAAAACCAGCAACGTATTCGGGCAGGTTAACCGTGGCATGAATGGCATGATGAACAACATGTGGAAGGTTAACCAGGCGGCTGATTTGTTAGGGCGCACCTCGGATGCCATTAACCGCATCAGTGCACCTGGTGAAAGCTATGATTTTGGATTAGCCGAGTTGAGCGCCATCACCGGTATTGCCGGCCAGGATTTAACCGACCTGGGAAAAATTGCCCGGAAAGTTGGAAAGGATAGTGGCCTTGGCGCTACCGGAGCTTTGGAGGCTTACAAGTTATTGGCCTCGCAAATTGAGGTTGATAAAATAGGTTTGGAGGGACTGAATACACTTCAAAAAGAAACTATTGAGCTTGCGCAAGGATCGAAACAACTTGGATTGCCTGGTGCAGCGAATGCCATTGCCGGTACGCTCAATCAGTTTGGTTATGCGTGGAATCAGGCAAACCGGGTTAAAAACGTGTTAGCTGCCGGTTCGAAATATGGCGCTGCCGAAGTGCCCGACCTGGCTGCCTCATTCAAAATTGTTGGCGCTACTGCAGCAGCAGCCGGTTTAGAGGTTGAAGATACTGCCGGCGCTATTGAAATATTGAGTAAGAATAATCTGAAGGGTTCTGAGGCAGGTACCGCGTTTAGAAATGTGTTGCTAAAGATGCAGACTGAACTTGGATTTGACTTTAAAGTCACAAAATTATCAGATGCTTTAAAAACACTTCAGGGCAGGGAAGGCGACGCAGCTTACATGTCGAAAATATTTGGCATGGAAAACATCACGGCGGCTCAGTTCTTAATTAAGAATGCCGGCGCTGTTGAAGAAATGACCAAAAAGGTTACAGGCACCACTGTGGCCACAGAGCAGGCCGATATTATGAATAAAACCTTCACCCACCGTATGGATGTAATGAAGGCTAAACTCAATGACCTTTCGATAGGATTTTTTCAACATAACCAGGGCATGATTGGCTGGTTGCAGATAGGTGGCCAGTCAGCAGCTACATTTACGGCCTTGTCGCCGGTGATTGGCGTTTTGGGCAAAGGTATCACCGGGTCGGTTTCCGGAGTTATGCAGCTCACCCGGGTAAGCCGGTTGATGAATGCAGCAGTGGCGGCAGGTAAACTTGATGTGGCTGCCGGGTTGGTTGACCGTTATGGCGCTGCCGGAAGATGGGCGGCTATCGGTATTAAAATTAAAACAAATGCAGTGGCCGGGGCATTGTGGGTTGGCAAGCTGTTTAATGCCGAAACCCGGAAAGCTACTTTACTGCAATTGTGGAATGGCACAGTAAGCAAAGCGCAGGCAGCCTGGACATGGACACTGGCAGGCGCTCAGAAAATTGCCACCGGCGCCGCCTGGTTGTGGAACCGGGCGATGGCAGTTGGCGGGCTTACCATGAAAGGAGTGATAGCCACCACCTGGGCGTGGACGGCAGCGCTATGGGCCAACCCCATTACCTGGATAGTGGCCGCGGTGTTAGCGCTTGTGGCGGCTTTGCTGTTGGCGTGGAAGCATTTCGACTGGCTCAGGGGTGGTATTGTGGGCGCCTGGGAAGGCATGAAGAAGTTTGGAGAGATTTTGTTTGGAACTGTTCTGGGGGGACTGAAACAACTGTTAGCCGGAATCGGGAAGATTGGCCAGGCTATTGCGCTGCTGTTTAAAGGACAGTTTGGAGATGCCTGGAAAACTGCAAAAGATGGCTTTGGCGACATTGCCGGTGGAAGCATTAAAATGACCCCGGTAGGAATTGCGATGGAAACCGTTAAACGCCGCGACGAAATTGGCGCTGCTGTGAGAACCGGTTATGATAAGGGCAAAAACATCGATACATCCAATTTTCTGAATTTCAAACCAAAGAATGACCAAATGCCTGACCTCGGTAAAATGGAGGTCATGATGAACCCACAAGCGCCCAAGGGAAAGGTGGTTGATATGTGGCCGGCAATGCAGTGGGATGATAATTATAATCTCGATGCACAGGTAAACCCTTATATGCAGTGGCCACAATCTGAC